ACGAAGAACTATTAACTGATCCTTATAGTATGCCCTGGATTAAAGAACTAGCACTAGCATACTCAAAACTAATGCTAGCAGAAGCACGTGGTAAATTTAACACTATTGCTGGCCCACAAGGTGGCACTAGTTTAAACGCTGATATGCTTCGCATGGATGCTCAAGCAGCAATCGATAAACTAGAAGATGAACTTAAAACTTTTGTTGATGGACAAGCAGGTTTTGGAGTAATTATCGGTTGACAAACGGTCCTGATCCTATTATAATATAACTATGAAATTAAAATTGTTAGTGATTGGTCATGGTCGCCATGGCAAAGATACTGTCTGCGAAATTTTGCGAGACAAGTATGGTTATAGTTTTGAATCAAGTAGTCAGTTTTGTAGCAAGTTGTTTATCTACAACGACTTAAAAGACAAGTACGGCTATGCTAACGAAGAAGAATGCTATGCTGATAGACATAGTCATCGTCAAGAATGGTATGATGCTATTTGTGACTACAACGTTCCCGATCCTGCTAGACTTGGTAGAGAAATGTTTGCAGAGTATGACATTTACTGTGGACTACGTAACAAAAAAGAATTCCATGCAATGAAAAATACAGGTGTGTTTGACTATTGTATATGGGTTGACCGTAGTGATCATTTGCCACCTGAAAATAAAAACTCAATGAGTCTTGAACAATGGATGGCAGACTATACAATTTGTAATAATGGTACATTAGAGGATTTAGAATTTAATGTACATGCACTTATTAGTCACATTGACAGTTACAGTGCTAGCTAATTAACTACGTAGTTATCCTCTGTTTCCCCCCTGATATATAGCTTTTCTGGTAAATAGTATTATCAAATACGAACCCAGAGGAGAAATATAATGGCTTTAGTATCCCCAGGTGTAGAGGTACAAATTACAGATGAGAGTGCATACGGTGCCCCAGGCGCTGGCACAAGTCCGCTAATTGTACTTGCTACAAGAGAAAATAAAACAGACCCTACGGGTAGTGCATCAGATGGTATTGCAAAATACACAAAAAGTGCATACGCAGGTGAAGTTGTTCGTGTTACATCACAAAGAGAAGTAACACAGTTCTTTGGTAACCCTACATTCCGTACAAATAGTACAGATGTTGTTATTCAAGGTGACGAAACAAACGAATATGGTCTAATGGCAGCATACAGCTATCTTGGACAAGGAAATACTGCGTACATTGTACGTGCTGACGTAGATTTAGGTCAATTAGAACCTTCAGACACAGAACCAACTGCAGCATGGTCAACTGCTAACACACATTGGTTAGATACAGACGCAAGTAAATATGGTATTCACGAATATGACAGTACTGCAGATGTATGGCGCAACAAAATACCAACAGTTGAAGTAATTACAGGTGCAGCGGGTACTGCTCCACTAGCAACAGTTGTAACTGGCGGCTATCATGTTGTAATTAGTACAGATGACAATACAATTGAATATTATAAAGAAAGCGGTGCTGCATGGGTAGCACTAGCATCAGTTGCAACATTCGATGAGCACTTTAGTACACCAGCAGGACCGAGTAATGGTGATACATGGATTAAAACAACATCACCAGGTAATGGTATTGATTTAGTTGTTTATGAATATGTAACAACAGGTTGGGTACAGCGTACAGTACTAGGTGTAGGTTCTGGTACAAGTGTAACAGGTTATGTTCCGCAAAACGGTACTAGTACAACTGCATTAACAGCAAGTTCATCACAGGAAAATAAACTTGTATTAGACACAACAGGCGATATTATTAAAATCGGTGAGTTAGATGCAGACAGCGATGTAAATGCATTAACTACATTTAAAGCAAGTGTTGCTTTCCCAACTGCAACTGCAGCAGATGGTCAAGTTTGGTTTAATGATACACTAAATTCATTAGACATTTACACAGTAAGTAGTAATACATTTGTTCCGGCATCAAACGTAACATACGGTTCAAATTCTCCGTCAAATCCGTCGGGTGGTGACATTTGGGTTAATACTGCACTAGCAGGAACAAATCAAGCAAACGCAAGAGCATATCCAGACATTCGTGTTTATAACACAACAGTAGGTGATTGGGTATCACATGATAATACAGATCAAACAACAAACCGTGGTGTATTATTTGCAAACGTAACTGATACAGCAGGCGACACAAGTAACGGCGGCGCTGCAACTGTTATTACAGACGGACCAGATCCATTGGTATTCCCAGATGGTATGGTAGTTGTTAACATGGGACAAAGTGCAAACACTGTTCGTGAATATGACGCAACAGCAGGTGCATGGAGAAACGCAGTAGCAAATCATGCAGACGGCTCAGGCGCATTTGGACGTTTTGCACAGCACAAATATATTGCAGCTAAAATGCAAGCGGTAGCAGTAGGCGAAGATTTACGTGATCCACAACATGCATTTACACTTATGGCAGCTCCTAACTTCCCTGAACTAACAGACGAACTAGTAGCACTAAACAGTGACAGAGGCGAAACAGGATTTATCATTATTGATACTCCGATGCGCAAAAATCCAACAGATGCAATTACTTGGGTACAAAATGCAGGTATTGCAAGTGAAAATGGAGAAGATGGACTAGTAACAAACGACACATACAGTGCAGTTTACTATCCAGCAGGCGCAGGAACTGAGCCAGTAAACGGCAAAACAGTTGTTGTTCCTCCATCACATATGGCACTATATACATATGCATACAATGATAATGTATCATTCCAGTGGTTTGCACCAGCAGGCTTAACACGTGGTGTTGTACAAAACGCAAGTAGTGTTGGTTACCTAACAGACGAAGGTGAATACAAAGCAGTTGCACTTACACAAGGGCAGCGTGATGCAATGTATGAAAACAAACTAAACCCAATCACAACATTTATCGGACAAGGTACAGTTGTATTTGGACAAAAAACACTACACAACTTTGATAGTGCACTAGACCGTGTAAACGTAGCACGTTTAGTTGCTTACTTACGTGAACGTTTTGATCACATTGCTCGTCCATTCTTGTTTGAAATTAACGACCAGCAAACACGTGACAGAGCTAAACTAGTGTTTGAACGTTTCCTAGCAGACATTTTAAGCCGCAGAGGCATTTATGACTTTGCAGTTGTATGTGATGAAACAAACAATACACCAGCAAGAATTGATCGTAACGAACTATATATTGATGTTGCGATTGAACCAGCTAAAGTTGCAGAATTTATTTACATTCCAATTAGAATTGTAAATACTGGCACACTTTCAGCACAAATATAATAAAAAAATTAACTTAATACTTAATGGACGCTTTCGGGCGTCCATTTTTTTGACTGATTTGTAATAAATATACGTACAGAGCCAGTATTAGAGGAGAATTAATTATGGCAGTTTTAACAACACTTGGTGTACCAGATAATGCAGGTAACACCACAACAATTATGCCAAAACTACAATATCGTTTTCGTGTAACATTTATCGGCGATGGCTTTTCAGCAACACCAACACGCAGTGTAATGACAGTAACACGCCCAGCACTAACACACGATGAGATTCCACTAGACATGTATAACAGTAGAATTTATCTTGCTGGTAAACATACATGGGAACCAGTAACAGTTACATTACGTGACGATGTAGACAGTGCAGTATTAAGAGAATTAAACAATCAACTTAACAGACAAGTTGATCATGCAAACCAAAGTGCACCACGTGCAGGCGCATCATACAAGTTCCAAACAGTAGTTGAAACACTAGATGGTGCAAACCCAACACCAGGCGTACTAGACAAGTTTGAACTAGCAGGTTGCTACATTAGTAATATTCAGTATGGCGATATGGCATATGCAACTAGTGATCAAGTTCAAATGTCTGTAACAATTCGTTACGATAATGCAGAAATTTATGATGCAGCAGGTAACGCAACACTAACAGGCGCTGATCAGGACCAAACAGTAAGTAACGCAACTGGCGGTAACACTCAGTAAGAGGTAAATGAGCGATGGGATTAACTGCTAATACTGGCCCTTATAATGCAGCGGCAGAGCGTTACGGTGTCGACGACACTATAATGACAAAAATCCCTCGCAAAAAATTCCAGTTTTCAGTTGAAATAACTGTAAACGAAACAATTCCTTTGCTCGATGAATCATATGGACGAAAGTTTATTTTTCATCGAGTGCAAGGAGTAAACTTACCTGATTATAGTTATAACACTACTAGTGTTAATCAGTATAATAGACAAAGATACTTACATACTAAGATAGAACCAACTTCAGCTGGTATTACATTTTATGATACGGTAGATAATCAGTTTCAGAATCTCTTACAAGCATATGCACAGCATTACGGACACGGACATTCAGTAAGCGAAAGAACTATTGTAACATATGATACAATAACACCTGCATTTGATGGAACATTTGGTGTAAAACCAACTGCAACTAGTGAGCGTTACTTCTTTCCTCAGATTAAAATTATAAGCAGAGATACAGCAAACTCTAAACGTGAAATTAATATGTATAACTGTATGATTATGAGTGTTCAACATGATAGATTAGACTATAGTGATAGTGCTCCTGTTCTTTGGCAACTTCAGCTACAGCCAGAACACGTTAATTTTGACGGAGATAATTCAAGTAATGGAGCATCAGCAGTAGGAGTTAATGCACCTACACAAGCGTACAATGCAGTTAAAAGTGCTGCAGCAGGCGTATTGGTAAATGCAGCAGGCGAAGTTATCAGAGACGCAGTAGGTAATGCTGTTAGATTAGATAGTATACAAAATTTAGGATCAACAACAACTGGTACACTAGTACAGCAAGTAATAGATGATTTAGGACAACCTGTAATAGATGTAAATGGAAATCCTGTTATAGCAGGAATAGCTGATCCTAATCCAGGTAATATACAAAAAGCTGTACTAAAATGGGATCCTGAAAAATACAGAGACACATTTCGTGCATTTGGCTTTGATATGGATTAAATAAATACCTATATAATGGCAGCAAAGTTTCAACAAGGTATATACAAACTCAAAAACCCAAGCAAATATATTGGTAAACATCGTCCACGTTATCGTAGTGGATGGGAATTAAAGTTTATGCGAGTATGTGATGACCATCCGAATATTATTGCTTGGGCAAGTGAAAGTCATAGAATACCTTATAGAAATCCATTAACAAATAAAGCAAGCAATTATGTACCAGACTTTTTTGTAGTTTACGAAGATAGAAATGGTAAACGGCAAGCAGAGTTTATAGAAATAAAACCAGCAGGACAAATATTAGGTAATGCTAAAGGTACAGCACAAAAAGCCGCTGCAGTAGTTAACGAAGCAAAGTGGCAAGCCGCAAAAGTATTTG